ACCTTTAGGCCAGCATTTTTCACCCCAAAAATCCTCAAAAATCTCAGAAAATTCCAGGTTAGGACTGGTACGGTGATCTTCAACTTCTATATGATAATTTTTATTTTCAAGTTGGACCAGTACATCTTCGAGCATCGACAAGTATGTTGTTCCGCCGAGACCAAAAAATGGAATTGAACCATCCCATCTACCTAATTTATAACTAGGACGATACCTTGCTGTGGGGTCTTCATACTTGAATTTCTTAACTAGGTATTTTCTTGTTTCTAAATCAAGGCCTTCAATCTTAATGTTTACTTCATCTTTGATGATAACTTTACACGTTGGCAAAATCTGATTCCTTCAATGTATAGTTTATCACAAAATGGTGATTTTTTAGGTAATTTGTCAAAGTATAGTGAACGCCGGAAATACCAAAATTCAAAATTGTTGAAAAATTCGTTTTTGACTCAACCAATGGTTTAGGAACCTTTCCACTGATAAACACGATTTTGATTTTTTCCGAAATTAGGTTGTTAAGTTTATTTTCTTTGATGAAAGAATTGGTATTTTTTCCAGTTTCACCTTCTAGCCTAAACAGTACGGTCATCTCTTCAGGAGAAATTCCATATTTTTGGAAAAGTGTGTAACATAGCTCTAAATGTTTTAATTCTGAACCACCAGGAATGACCACCAGGCAAGGTAACGAACATTCTAATATACTAGTAATATCAGACATTGTCAATTTTTCTCTATCTTCAGGCAAACTTGTGAGATTTGGTGAAGTTAAGAATTTTAATAGGAAAGGATTGAGTTCAATTTTTCCTAAAACATGATCAATTATTTCTGACCATACGGTAATACCATATTTTCTTGCAGTGACTAACACATCTACCACATCAAGACTAGTAGGTTGCGGTACTATCGAAGGAACATTGATAAACTTGAATCTATTTTCTTCAAAAACTACCATAGGTACATAATTTTCAATATTATTTTGTACCAAATCTATTTGATTAACTATATCTTCAAATATTTCATCGACTACAAACGAATCATCAACAATGTTACTGTTAATCCATAAGACATGTTCTTCCCTTAAATCAAAATCCCAAGATTTAGTGTCTATATTCCAGTTAATCGTGCTACCGACGTGAGATTTATGAGATAATAATTTCTTGTATCCTTTGATATTAGCAATCATTAGTTCGTTATAAGGAAAATTAATAGAAACAATTTTTTTATTTGAACCGGTGGCTTTTTTTATAGTAATTGACTTGGCCTGGTTGATAACTCGTATTGGTAATTTGTATTGAGG